AGCATAATGTTTATTACCACAGATTGCTAAGTAAGTACATTCAGGATGAATTATTATTAGATCCCAATCAGCATAAAATATAGCATCTACAATGTCCATTTGTAAATGCCAATTACTTATACCCCGTGTGGGTTGTAGATCACAAGAATATGCAATATGATTTAGCAGTCTAAATGCAGTGCATACACGTTGAGATTCTTCAAATCCTATAAGTACTTTAAGATTCATTTCTGCTTCATCATACTCATAAGGGTTGCAGCCATTGCATCTTTGTCACTTTTAGACATAGAATTAGCTAGGGCAAATAGATCTTGTTGTTTAGGATTCTTTTTACTCACATTGCGAGAAGACTTTGCTGTGACCTTACGCTCCTTGGGCTCAGGACGCTTACGGCGTTGAGAACGGATGCCTGAGATAAGGGTTACGAGATCTTGGTAAGGACGTTTGGTTATGGAAGTAGCTAATGTTTCAAGTGTTGCCATCTTTTACCTCTTCTAATAACCACTTTTTAATAGTTTCACAATGACATCTTTTAGGCTCACACCAACAGAAAAGATTTACTTCTCCGGCGTCTTTTAAAACTTTCAGAATGATATTAAGATATCTTAAAACAATTTGAGATTGTAGCATGTGTTTATAGAAATATTTATCATACAAATCACATACTTCATTACGAGTTTCTTCACCTTTCATAGGAAAAGGATTCCCTAAAGGACTTCCTCTATCACATCTAAAATCTTGAGGTTTAGAAGGTTTTACTTTTCGAAGATTAAGGATATTTACTTTATACATTTCAGTTCCTCCAATTTCTTCTCCAACTCTTTAATCTTCTTCTCCTTACTAACTCTGAGGCCAATGAGGAGGAGTTGGTTGATTGAGATGAATTCTGAAACTATGGCACCAAGAGCAGTTTGTCCGCCACGAGCGTGGAGATCAATGACTCCGTTAACAAAGACCTGGACGAGATGTTTCTTCATTCCGTGAGGGAGGATTTGTGACAGGGTTTGGGCCTGTGCAGGGGTGATTTCACCGGAGAACCTGGGGCGAAAGTCATTATCTAAAGATGGGAGTGGCATAGTTTCAGATCCTTTTAATTACTGAGAGGGATTATTAGTCCCTCCCAGATTATAGATTGATTGCTACGTTTATTTATTTAACATAGCAAACAGGTGATTTAGAAAGCATCTTCGTCGGGGCCGGTGATAAACTTCTTCACTTCATTCTTATCCCCATACTGAGCATCCTCCTTAATTCCCAACATAGCCCAACCTTCTGCACCTATCATTGTAGAGAAGTTGATTTCAGTGAAACCAAATGCTCGTTTAAATACATCTAGGTCCCATTTAGAACTATTTAATTTCTTCTTATCCATCTGAGATTCATCAGGAATAGAAAAGAATTTAGAAAAGGATTTAGAAGCAGGTTCAGATGGGATATCAAAGACGATAAGGAAGTATTTGCCACCGTTCTTGTCGATGCGCACGATTTTTCCGTTATCTTTGTTGAATCCTGTAATACGTATCTTGTACTCTCCGTCTTCAACAACAGAAGGCTCGACGGCATCTGAAGTATCAACGTCTATAATTGTTTCTCCACCAGTTTCGTAATCAGCAGTAGGATCGTAGTCAGACATGTGTTTCTCCAATTTAAGTTAATGTTTGTTATTGTGCACAGTGATTGTGCAATTCTTATTTTCTGAGAAGATTCAGAGCGCCGTGGAGTTTGCCAAGGGCCAAGATGACCTTATCAGGAAGTTTCCCTCCCACACGAGGTAAGGAGTCTAGGAGGGTGATGACATCGGTGATACTTTGGATACTGAGGTCAAGGGTTTCAATGACTGAGGGTAAAGACTCCTTTACAACATCAGTTGTAGTTGAAGGATTGGTTGTAGGTGCAGCGAGGATTGCTTCAACGTGATCCTTAGCAGATGTAGTTATACCAGAATGTTTTACATTACCAGTAGTTGCACCTGAGGGTGTAGACACATACTTCTTTGAAATTAATTCAGACATTAATTACTCCTTATTTTAGGGTGAAGTCCAACTTAGAATTGGACAGTGGAATTTCCTGATAATACTCATCTATCCGATCACTAACAAGTTTAAGATCGTTGGGGATCCTGATGGGAAACATATCGAATGGCGACTTCGCGGTGGTCTGCCCGTTGGATTGAGTAGCGAAGTAATATATTCGTTTGTCATTCTCCACCTCCAATTCAGCGAAGAGCACTATGGTGCTCAGACCTTCCAGGGTTACTTTCTCATCTAGGAGTTTGCCCAGAGTTTTGATCTTACGTTCGTAGCCGGTATCTTCTTCGTGACAGAGGAAGAAAACCTTCAGGTTGGAGCGTAGTTTAGTTCCCATGATGAGGATGTTGAATATGTTCTTGGCCATAGAAGTAAATTTGTCATAGCCTTTTTCTAAGGATTTGTTCATAAACTCTGTGACCATCTCATAATGTCCGTCGTCGATGATAAGATTGGTGACGTGAGACATCTTGGGGTCCTCAGAGACGTACTTCATGTATTTGAGGATTTGGCCAGGATCAGAGCTTATTAGCATGTTTTCCTTTTCCCTGTACTGTACTCCACGTGGGAAAGGGAAGGGTTTTCCCAGGATGTTGATCACGCAAGTTTTGGTAGGATCAAGGCTACGCATGGCAGTGGACTTGCCTCGGCCAGACTTACCGATGATGAGAATGAGAGGGGACTTCATGCCCCGGTAGATGTCCTCAGCATTTGAGGATGCAGATTCGGTTATTGTAGTAGTCATTTTACTTCTCCTCTTTTTTAGTTTCTTCTTTCAACCTTTCAACTACTCTACTGTGTTTAGATAGTATGAGGTCATACTCGGCACGGTCAATATCGTAAGAGGTAAGGAAGTTGGTAAGATCCTTTTCACTCATGTTGAGGGTGATTGAAAGTAGTGCACGTTCAGCCCGGAGGTCCCTGTCATGTTGGGATTCTTCAGTTGTCATAACTTCATTATCTCCTTTAAGTTTTCTTCAACAAGAGGATCCCAAAAGCGTAGTTCCATGTCTAAGGGCATTTGATGCAGATGTTGGAGAGGATTTGGCCAACTCTGGCAAAGGTCACAGTATTGGCAGGTTGCTCCCCAGTTGCTGCATGAGCCAGGGTTCATTTTGAAGGGTTTAAGAACATCATCTTTGTCACTAGCATCGCTGAGGGCGAGGTAATCGAGGTGAATTGTGTCTAGCCAGGATTTACACATCTCAAGCCATACCAGCATGTTAGTGTTGTTCATGTGGATAGGAATTCTTTTTAAGATAAATTCTGGCTGCTTAGTTTTCTTCATACACATACAGTTGATGATGATTCCTTCAACATCCATAGGATTGAACAGACTGTTAAGGACATGTGTGTAGGTGCCGACCTGTGGACCCATTTTGAAATCTATCTCATAAGACTTATTAATGTAGTTGCCTTGCTTTGTCTTGTGCTCCAATGAGAAGTACATCTGAGTGTGACGGTTGAAGAGGATTGTGTCCATCTTCCAAGCCAACACGTGATTGGGATTAGAGCTGAGAGGAATGGTTCCACCGATTTCAGTTTTGTAGACTTCGAAGTCAGCATGATCTGTAGCGTATTCCTTGATGTATTCCAGAAGAAGTCCAAAGAAACGCATAGGAGTCTTGGGTTCATACAGGAAGTCTGTTTCCTGAGGAAACTGCTCACGGTAGTGTGAGTTAAAGAGTTCCATAGCATCCACCACAGCATTGGCGTGATAGCCGTTGAGGATCAGGTGTTCCATGGCTAGATGGACCGCACTACCGAAGACCAAGTGGTTGGAGGGGCGTGAGGAGTTCCAGCCAAGGATGTATTTGAAGAAGAATTTCCTTGGACATTCCATATATTCCTTCAACTTGGTGCTGTCCATGATTAAGTGGGAAGGATGTGAAGGGACAGGAAGGTTTGGGACTATCATAATTTACCTCCTACTTCAGTAGATTCAGTAGCAATCGTTACAATACCTACACAATTACGCTTTTTAAGAAGTTGTATACATAACGAATTAATGGCCTTCTTTGTAAAAACAGGTCCTATTATTTGAGTATATTTTTCCTCTACTTTTCGAGGATTAATATAAGTAACAATAAGGGAGTAGGATTTCATTTCTTCACCTCAGTGGTTTCAGGAATTATTTTGAAAACATCCAGTGCAAATCCACCAAGTTCACCGTAGACTGATTTATCAATCAGGTTGTACTTAGCGTGGAGTTTCTCAGCAAGGACATAAGACTCATTTTGATTAAGTTTGTTTGAAGTTTGAATTATGAGTTTGGAAAGTTCCTGGATTTCTTCATATCGTTCACATTCCCCCTCAGTTTGAAAGTATTTGCCGTCAGGTGCGAAGTATACAGATTTGAGTTCAGCCATTGGGGTTCTCCTCGTTGGAGTTTACGTTTATGGTTCTTAAGAAGTAGCGTCCTTGACCAGTCTTACTATCACTGCAGAAGATGAGGGTGTTCACCCTGCCATGCAGTGAGATGAGGATCGAGGTCGCTATTACGTTAGCTATAGTGGGGCCACATATGAGTAGGTGGTCGTCAGGACTGGAGTCCTTAAGAATGTTGTACATTTGGCGGTAGATATTACCAGTCCCAGTAAGTTTAAGTCGTCCAGTGGTGAGATGGATCAGTTCTCCGTATTTGTGGGCAGCGGTGAAGTCGTGGCAGCCTGGATTTGGTAAGTAGACTTTAGGTTGAGGATTCATAATTATGGGCCTTATTTAGATTATTTGAGATTGCTGTGTTTAATTATTTAATGTAGCAATCATATTATTACTTCTACAGCCCTACTGAATAAGGGTACGTTATTTTTGTCACTAAGGACTTGATACTCGACTCGGAGTTTCCATGAGGGGAAAGGAGTGTCAAGCCACATCTCCCAATACTTCGCACGTTGTGCGTGAGAGAGTTTACCAGCACCGACTTTAAAACTTGTGCCCATTTCATCTATGCACATAAAAGCACCCACCATCTTCATAGGTGTTCCAGATTCAGACACCGCTTCGATAGGTGTGAGGATGGGATAGATGTCTGTAGACTTTGGCTTGAATTTCATCATCTGTTGACTACGCTTACGAATGTATAGTGAGGAGATTTCCCTCAGGATGAAGCCTTCGTAACCATCGTCGATAAACGAATCGTAGTAGTCCATTATATCCTTGTGTGTCATAACAGGGTAGAATGGAACCTTTTTGATGCAACTAGGGATTTTACTACAATTCAAAGCAAAATCAGCAAACAAATGTTGCATACGGTAAAGTTGTGGTTGGTCATTTACAATATCGAAGATGTGATACTGCATCTCCCCCGCTCTAGGATGAATTCCTACAGTTGTGGAGACAACTGAGTGAATTTCAGAGAAAGTCCAACCGTGAACGTACAGTTCACCATCACGTTCAGCATTAGACATAGATAACATGCCCTGATTAATATGAGGAACAGTGGATATGATGCTGTCAGTACTGCTGAGGAGAAGACAACGCCCATTATCTACAATTGATCTACAGCGCTCACCATGCAGCTTAGGTTGAATGATGTAGGGTGGAGTCCACGAAGTTCTGTAGTGCCCCTGGTTCAGAAGGCGAGATTCTGAAAATGGAGTGGCTAGCATTATGTCTTTACGTTTGAGTAGGCTCATTTGAATGTCCTTAGATTATTTGAATTATTTGGTGCAACTCATAGTTAAATAAAAATCCCAGCAGACATTTCTGTCTGCCAGGACTCTCTCACATGTAGGGCAGTTGTTACATCATTGAAGCAAGGGCATCCTCAGGAACACCGAACTGTTTCAGGAGTTCAAGTTTCTTCTCAAGTGGGTAAGAAGCAAATGCAGCCATGAAGGCAGTCTTCGGATCGACAGTGGCTTTCTCAGCAACCACACCAGGTTTCCAAGCATTTACAACTTCCTGAATTTTCTCAGGAGCAGAACCAGCTTTCAAATGTGTTCGTACGATGGATTGCAGGGCAACACGTGCATTGGCTTTGAAGTTACTGAATACAGTATCAGTACCACAATTCTCAACGGCTGCGTCAAGGTTGTCACCAAAGTCATATTCCACAGAGGCTTCTTGCCAAGTTGCTTTTCCTTCTTCATCCAGGATAGCGTTGTTGTTTTCATCTTTAAGTTGAAAGCGAGCGACTACGAGTTCTTTTGCCATGATCTTATTCCTCAAATTAAGGTTGTTCTTAATATTCCCATTATGGGAGCCGGGGACCGATTCCCCATTGTTGAATTGACAATATACCACATGTGGATATGGTTGTCAATAAGGGGGTGAAATTTATTTTTCACCCTATACATTTTTATTTTTATGAGTGATAATCAATAGTAATACATAGCCAGTCTGGCTGTACAGTATGTTTTTTAGCATATTCCTCCTTGTATTTTTTTATTCGTTCTTGCCACTCAGAAATAGCAGACAGAACATTGCCGTTCCATGTTGTCTTAACATGATTAACTCCATTCCAAATCGACTCGCACAACATGTGTTGTGCTTTAAACTTTTTATCACTATAGTCAGGTCCGGCAATAATAACCCTTTCACACTTAAGGTTTTCCGGTATTTCATCAACCCTTGATATGTCACAAGATAGTAGGTCGTTACTGTCGTACTGGTTATTCGAATGTGCAAATAATGGACACGAGACTATTTCGCCTGTCTCTGTTGGGAATAACTCGTTCCAAATTTTGTCAACCAAGGGTATTTGGCTTTCAGGACTGATAGATTGCTTTCCACATGTAATTCCAGACACTGTTATCTTATTCTCTTGCATTTTAATGTAAAACTGTTCCAAAGCGTTGGTGTTATAGGTACAGCGTTCTTTTGCACCAGCCCATCTTCCACCAATAACATAAAAATCCCAGAAAGAATGACCTGAATGATCTTCATTTTCTTCTTCGTTTTCACTAAAAGGTAACATTATTTCCTCAATTGATTTGCTGATATCTGCTGTTCTTGGCATAATTATTTCTAAATGATAATGTGACATAATTTTCTCCTAATTAATTATTTCTATGTAAGATTTCCTTACGATACAATTCAGACATTTTTAAGTGCCAATTATACATCTCAAGGAGTCCAGCAACTG